CTTCTTGCTTTTTGATAGCTTGCATTATTACATCTGTACTATCTGTAGCAGTTGGCCATTCACTCGTATCATGCCAATCATTGTATAGCCCAAGAATATAATCAGCTTCAAGAAAAGGTCCGTCTTGAAATTCAAAGTAGTATTCAATATCTGATGATACAGACGGCCAGAACATAAGTCTATTTACATCAAAAGTTGACTGGTCAAACAAATCAATATTTAAGTCCCCAGCAACTTTTCGAGCAATAGCTTGATATTCTTCTTGCGATACTTCTCTATCAAGTGGAATTATCAATCTGTGTCGTGGCTTTTCAGGGTGTGATTTATGGGTTGAATGAATAACCGCAGCACAATCAAATAACATTGTAAAATCCCACCAAAGATTATCATGAGAAAAATCAATATCTAATGTAATCAATTGACGATAAAGTACGTTTGTTTTATCACGTCTACCATTTGTGAGAAATCCACCTACAAATCCGCCTACATCTTTTATCTTACTTTGCTCTTCTTTTGTCGCGTTTATGAACTGCTTGTATGTTTCAGCAGTTATCACAGGAGTAGCTAATTTTTTAACCAGGTTGCTCCAAGTGATTTTAGTATTTTTCCATATTTTACTTGAAACATTTAACCCAATAGCTATGCTCAAATTTTCATCATAATTTAATTTATCTACTTGCATAATATGCATAGACATTATATAAACATTATAGAATAAATTTTAATCTTTTAAGTAAAACGGTGTTATATATCCATCAGCTCTTAGTGGAAGGTCTGACGCCCATTCAGGAGGTGTGCCCATAATACTCGCCATTTCTTCATAGTATGCTTGTGCATTTTTTTCTGGAACTTCACTCAAAATTTCATCATGTATATGACACACAGGATAATAACCGTTTGCTTCAAGATTTAACATTGAATTGCCGAGTAAATCTCTTGAAATAGCTTGTACAATGTTTTCTGTTAATTTACCACCATACGTAT